CGTTCGTGTTGACAACTTGCCCACTGTGATTCAATACTTAAATCCTGATCCTGCATTGGTTGCGGACTGGCGCAGGAACCTGGGAGTAAAAAATCGGCTACGAGTGGGCTTTGCCTGGTCAGGCCGACGCGACAGTTGGATCAATCAACACAAGGCCATGCCGTTTGAGACCATGCTGGGCTTGATTCGATCACATGTAGATTACGAATGGTATAATTTACAAACTGACTGCACTGCTGAGGAAGAAAAAGAACTAGTTTCAGCAGGAGTACGCTGTTTTCCAGGTGGTGTGAACTCGTTTGCTGACACTGCCGCATTGGTTGCAAACCTTGATGTGGTGGTGAGTGTGGACACTGCCACTGCACATCTTGCTGCCGCATTGGGCAAACCCACTTGGATCATGTTAAACAACTATGCACCTTGCTGGCGCTGGTTGCTGAACAGAGACGACACGCCTTGGTATGCCACTGCAAGATTGTTCCGTCAACCTCAAATGGGTGACTGGGCCACGGTGGTTGAACGAATCAAGTTACACTTGAAATTGTTTAAGATTTAACAGGTTGCATTTGCACAGGCACAACAGGAGACGCAGGCCTGGGTTGTGGTAATCCCAAGGTTGTTCCTACTGGACTTGCATGCTTCTCAGGAAATAGGCCTGAATATTTTATTTGGTTGATCATACCAATATTTATACCCAATAAAAAAGCACTCCGAAGAGTGCTTTTTTCCTTCCCATCCCTGGGTGGATTCTCTGATTAAGAGAAAGACAAGTTTTGAACAGCAATCTCGCCAACATAGTCAGCGGCGTTACCGAAAGAACTTGCAGTGTTTGTCAACTCTACGAAGCCATAACGAGTCATAAATGACACGACTGGTTCGAATGTTGATGGGTCAAGAACCACACCACTACTCATTAACGGAATATAAGGGCAATAGAATGCGGCAGCATCTGCCTCACTAGTACCTTTGTAGCCAACCAATACGTTAGCAGTGTCGCTAGCATAGGAGTTAACAAATACACGCATAGCACCGTTCAATGTACCAACAAACTTGGTGTTTGTAGGTGCTTCGAATGTGCCTTCTGTTGTGCGAGCAAACGCTGAAGTAGTTGCACTTTGCAACACTGTCAATGCGGCTGGCGAAACAACAGCCCAGTTACCTGCGCCACGACGTGTACGTTGGGCGATCAAGTTAGCTGTACGGTTGATCAACACTGCCAAAGCAGCGTGTTCGTCACCCACAAACGTAGCAGTACCGGAAACGGTAGCTTGGTTGTATGTGTACTCAACAGCAGCCAATGTGCTCAAACTCAAGAGAATCTCTTGGTCAATCTCAGCAGTGATCTCTTGTGCAAGAGCGGCCATGATTTCTGCTTCAACGTCAATACCGTGCATGGCTTGTGCGTCTTGTGCAGATTCAAATGTCCAACGTGCTTGCAACTTACGTGTCTTGGCTTCAACTGCTTGCTTCAAGATTTGAACGGAAATTTGCTTACCGCCGTTACCTTCAAGCGTTGCTGTGTTAGCGCCTGTGTAAGTTGATGTTGATGTTGTATCTTTGCCAACTGTAGAGTATGCAGTGGCAATAGTGAATGGACTCAATGCTTCTTGACCAGCTGTAACACTAGTAGCGGCTGCTGAGTTGTCAGTCAAGTTACCAGCGTAACGCACACGTAGAGTGTGGATCTGACCAACTGGACCTGTCATTGGCTGAACGCCTACCAACTCGTTAGCAATAACTGTTGGCATTACACGACGGATAACTGGTAGAATCACACGGTTTAATGTAGCGATGTTGCCAGATGCTGTGGAACCAGCACTTGCGTTTTCTTTCAAGTACTTACGTGTATTCTCAAGAATAACGTTCATACTAGTGCGCTTAGAACCGTTTAGACCTTCGAGCAATGCTTCCTTGGTCTCGTCCCAGCGACCTTCTAATAATTGTTGTGACATTTAATGTCTCCTTTTAAATTAATTTAACCCTGCCAAACGCTTGATGTCGATAACATTGCTAGATTCAGCACTGTCGTCTTCAATTTGGCTACGGGCAGATTTATCGCCGGTGACTGCTGACACGGATTCTGTAATCACTTTAGAGGCTTTTACAGAGCGGTCGGTTAGAACAGCCGGTAGATACTTTTCAAATGCGTTTTTCAAACGTGGAGTTTGGACGCTTTCGAGTAAATTACGCATGACATCTTGCTTCTCTTTGTTAAGAGGAGCCAGCAAATCGGCCAATGTGCTTTCACGCTCATTAGACTCTTTGATCATTCGTATTTCACGCTCTTTTGACTCATTAAGAACTTTTGCATTCCTAATAAGTTTGATGGCTTCTGCCAATTTTGCATCTTTGTTTGCAATGGTATCGTGTAATTTACGTACTTCTGCCTTCTCATTGAGATGAGTAGCACCAAATTCACTTGCATATGCTTCAAAGATACGACGACCAAAATTGTTCTCGCGAGCAACTTTAATGTCTTCTTGTAATTGACTGAGTTCAGCCTTTAGATGACGGCTAACAGATTGGCTCATTTTCTGTGCAGATTCTGTTACGAAACGTGCTTTCAATGCTTCCAATTGGCCACGTGCTTCACGTACTAGACGAACTTTTGTTTCTACAACATCACGTTTGTCAGTTGCGAATTCTTGAATTTCGCGAGCCAATGCATGAACAATAAAGCCTTCCAATTTCTGGAGTCCTTCATTGTGCTGCTTACGATCTTTACGCAGTTCGCTAATTTCTTCAGCAAGTTTAGTAACCATAAAGTTGTTGAACTTTGTAGCACTTTCATTCATCTTGCCTTGGAACTTAACGCGATCTTCTACCAATTGTGCTTTTTCGGCAGCAACGGCTTGAATTTGCGTAGTGAGACCTTCTGTTACCATACGATCTAGGGCTTCCACCATCACTGTTTTGTCATGTTCATAACGTTGTGCAAACTCTTCGCGGAGTTCTGCACGAGCCTGTTCACGAGCTTCAACCAGCTTGGCTTCCCAAGCTTCGTTGATCTCCTGGCGAGTTTCCTCGGTGATCAAGTCGCTATCTAGTAACGGTTTAATAGCATCTAACATGCTTATTCCTCCCTAATTTTAAGATCTTTGATCAGTTTTACTACTTCACTTTTCAAATATCTTTGTACCTTGTTGTCCGCGCCGGCTTCGCGTGCCACTTCCAATAATCTATGACCGTACTTCATGTTCATGAGGCCTTCATAGATTGCTGTGGGATATGCATTTGGAGCACTGGGTTGTGCAACTACATCTACAGTGACGATTTCAAAATCACTGACATGTCCTGTTCTGTCGTCGACGTTTCCTGACCCACGACTTGAAACACCTAATCTAACACCGCTGTCCAACATGGTTTTAACCAGTTGACCCATTGGCGTTGGTAATATCTTCAATTTTCCATAACCTATTGCACCGTCGCACCACATTTTATCAATCATGTGACTCACACGGTCTAAGTTAATTTTAAGATCATCTGGATGATCTACTTCTCCCAGCACTGAATTTCCACCAAGAATCTGATCGTTGATGGTGTTGACTGCTTTGCGGATCTCGTGAGCCGGGTAGGTTCGTCCGTTTGCATTCTCTTTGTTGCCTTCAATGCAAATGCCTTCCATGTAAAGAGTTTTACCAGAACCATCAGGAGCATCCTCACTCAGCAGTTTTACCTGCGCTTGTGAGAATGTCAAGTGTTCTTGTAAGTAACGAGCCATAATCTCTTATACTGGAGATTTAGTGTTTACGCCTGCGGCCTGTGTGGTCACTGGCTTGGGTGCGGCACCTTGCTTAGGACTTGTTGTCATGCCCATGTCTTTTACAGACGGAGCAGGACGGCCTTGTGCAGTGTCACCAGTCATTCGAACTGGAGAACCTTGCATACCTTTTGCGCCTGAGTTCTGTGGCACTACACTTTTGGTGTTGGCACCGTCGTCGCCCATTTTAGCAGGAGCTACTTTGGTCAAACTTACAGCTTCCATCATGCCCATTTCAGGCATAATTTCAGATGTGTCATCCATTTCAATGGCGTCGCCGCCTGCATCCATGTCAAATTCTTGTTCTTCACCGCCTTCGCCGCCCATCATGGCTTCAAATTCAGCCATCAGTTCGTCCAGCTTGTCTTCTAGGTCAACAACGCGATCTTCAATGTCGCCTTCGCCTTCACCTGCGTCATGGTCGCCTTTAATGTCTTTTGTTAGATCATCGCCGGCTTCTTCTGCGCCGGCGTCAAACTCAGCATCCATGTGATCTTCTTCGTTCATGCCTTTTTCTTCAGTTTCTACGGAACGGATCAAACTGTCGGCAG